TCGTCGAGCGGGACGGGGAAGTGGTCTCGCAGGGAGGCCAGCACCAGTTCTTCGCCGTCTACAGCTACGAGAAGATGATCGAGGGCCACCTGAGCGACGGCATGAGCCGCGTCGAGGCAATCGAGTACCTCGAGTTCAACACGCTCGGCGCCTACGTCGGTGAGCGCACGCCGGCCGTCCTGCACGACGAAGGAGAATGATGGACCCCGTTTCGCCCCTCCGGGCACCCGAACCGAGGCATCCTGACCAGGTGGTCATGTTCGAGAGCCCGATCGACACCACCTACGCCTACGACGGCTCCTCGATGGCGATGAACCTCACCATCCGCCTCCGGCGGGCCCCCAGGCAGAAATGCGCCGCGTGCGGCAAGCGCAGGGTCCTGTTCTACGTCGGCCTCGGCGATGTGATCAAGAGCCCCGCCATGTGCGCCCGATGCGCCGGCATCCGCTGATGTCGGGTGTCCTCGAGTTCAAGGAGCCCTACCGGGTCGCGATCTCCGCGAAATGGGTCGGGTACAGCAACGGGATGCTCATCGGGCTCGCCATGATGGCCGATGGGCTCCATGGAGTCGTCGTGGGCGAGGACGGGAAGATCCTTGCCCTCAAGACCGACGATTTCGCCATCGAGTGGCGTTACGACGTGCAAAAGGACCGGTGGTTCGATGTTTCGGACGGAAACGTGACCGTAACAGACCAGGAGGTCTAGTCGAGGGCTTACAGGAGCTGTAGTCTCCGTGGTACAAATGCATAGGGTCCGAAGGTCGTTGTTCCGCGCCTCTCCTGGTTGACCTCCGGGTAGCGTCTAGAGCAGTGACCCAAACCCGAACGGACGGGTCGTTGAAGTTCCCCCCAACTTCATCGACCCGTCTTTCCTTTCCCCAGGGAGATGGCCCAGGTGAACCGCTACCTCAAGGCAAGAGCGTCATTCGATGCCACACACCAGGATCCGAGCGAGGGCGCGCACCTCCACGGTCACCATTTCCATGTCTCCGTCGTGGAGCAGTCGGAAGTCGAAACTGGCCTCCTGGCGGACCTCCGGGGCATCGTTTCCGAGTTTGACCTTCGTCCGCTCGGTGAAATGCTCGTCGGCGGCTCCCAGACGGGCCCAGGGCTTGCATCGTGGTTCATGGAGCGCCTTTTGACGCATCATCCCCGGATTACCTCGGTCGAGGTCTGGTGGGACGGAAATGCGGTCTACGGCGTGAAAAGGGATGTCCGGTGAACAAGAAAGTCGATTACGACCTCCTGGAGCGCGAATACGTCACCGGGACGATGTCCTTGCGCGGATTGGCTGATTCACACGGCCTGGCCTCCCATTCCTCGGTGATGGTCCAGTCCAAGAAGCGCCAGTGGGATCGGAAGCGGAAGGAGTTCCGCCAGACCCGGACGGACCGCGCAGTCCTCTACACGGCCGACGAGGATGCGATGCGCCTCGCCCAGGAGGCACGCGTCCGCGACAACGCGATCGAGGCGATCGACGAGGCCATCAGCGTGATGCGCGTCCAGATGAAGGCGACCCGGTCTGTCCTGCGCAACGGGGAGTGGATCGAGGAACCGGTGATCGTCGTCAGGCCCACGGACATAGCCCTGCTCATTGACCGGCTGAACGTGCTGTTTGGGCGCCCGTCGAACATCACGGAGGACAGGAACCTTGGTATCAGCCTATCCGGGAGCGTCGACCCCACCGTCCTCCGAGGCATTGTCGAGGCAACTCGCGGGATTGTCGCCAGCGGATCTGCTCGCTCTCCGATCCCACGCATTGATTGAGATCGCCAGGGGCGATGATGCAGAGGCGGTGTACGCCTACGGCGAGCTGGTCTTCGGGTATGTTCCCGCCGACCACCAGAGGACCATGGTCCGCGAGACGCTGGATGCGATCCTGCGCCGCGACCACGCGGTCTACCTCCTCCCCCGGGGTGGTGCGAAGACCACCTGGGACAACACGATCCTCTGCTCCTGGCTGACCGGGAAATACCCGGATATCCGCATCGGCATGGTGTCCAACACGGACTCCCAGGCCAAGGACTTCTCCAGGGCCGTCAAGTACACGATCGGCTCCAATCCGCTCCACCAGCAGGTTTTCCCCGAGAGCAAGCCCTCGGCCGAGAAGTGGACCGACAAGGAGTGGATCGCGTCCGGCAGCCGCTGGCTGGGCTCCAAGGACGTGACGATGTTCGCCGTCGGCGTGGGCGGCGCCATCATCAGCAAACGCTTCGACCTGATCCTCATGGACGACATCCTCGACGAGGAGAACACCCAGAGCGTCGATCAGCGGGAAGCGGTCGAGATCTGGTTCAAGAAGACCCTCAAACCCTGCCTGGCCCCCGACGGGGTGGTGGTGGTCATCGGCACGCGATGGGGCGAGGAGGACCTGTACGAGCAGTTCATGAAGCCCACCTATGACGGTGGCTTCGGATGGCGCAGCCATGTCGTGTCATCGCTCACCGAGGACGAGAACGGGCAGCTCATCAGCTACTGGCCCGGGTACTGGCCGGTGGAGCGCCTGCTCAAGGAGAAGGAGGAGATGGGATCCGCCCTCTTCTCCTGTTCGTACCAGAACGACATCTCGGGCCTGCTCGCGGGCAACATCTTCCACGGCCCGTTCGACCACTTCGTGACCCTGCCCGAGGGGCACCAGTACACCTTGAGGATGGGCGTCGACCTGGCGTCCTCTACCAGGGAGAGGTCGGACTACACCGCCAGGGTGACGGCCGCCGAGGATGTCTGTCCCAAGGAGAACAGGTGCGGCCTGACGGGGTCGTTCTACGTCCTCTCGTCCTACCGGGACAAGAGGGAGAGCCACCATGCCGAGTTCATCTACGACGGCTGGATGGCATACCCGAACATCAGCCTGGTGATCGTCGAGAAGGTGCAGTTCCAGTCCACCCTTGTCCAGGAGGTGATGGAGGACTACCCACGGATCCCGGTCATGGGAAGGCCAGCCGATGGCGACAAGACGACCCGGGCACGGGCGGTTGCCGCCAAGTACGAGGCGCACAAGGTCTTCCACCACGTCTCACTGCGGGGAACCGCATTCGAGACAGAGCTGTTGTCGTTCCCCAAGGGACATGACGACTTCGTCGACGCCCTCGGGTACTCGATGGACATGGGCGGCGACACCTTCTTCTACGGCAGCATGAAATCGAGGTCCAGATGAGCACAGACATGGTGGAGATGGAGTTCAGGGACGGGAAGAGGCACATCCCGGTCTACCTGGCCAGCCTCATGTCCGGCATCGAGACCTACCGCCTTTCCTACGAGGAGGCGATCCAGGCCGGCAACAGGCAGGCCGAGTCCCTCTTCCTCAACGCCCAGCAAGACAAGATCCTTGCGGCGCACTTCAAGGAGAAGCGTTGACGTGGGTCTGATTGCCGATCTCCTCCTCTCGTACCGGACGAGCCCGAAGAACCTCCCCCCCGGTAACGCCACCCTGGTCTTCCAGGAGCGAGGCAAGGTCGGCAAGACCTCGGGCGCCCTGTTCCGCAACTGGGCAGAGCACTCGGAGTGGGTCCGGGCTGCCATCAACGTCCGCAAGGCCCAGGTCTCCTCGGCCGAGTGGGACGTGGTCGCGTTCGACCAGAGCAAGCCCTTCGACGAGGGAAAGCAGGCAGAGTTGCGTGCCCTGTTCAACAGGCCCAACCTCGCGGTCGAGAGCTTCCGGTCATGGGTCGAGCCGATCATCGAGGACATCCTGGTGCTCGATGCCGGCGTGATCGAGAAGGAGCGCACCCTCGGGGGTGGGATCGCCTACCTCCATGCCGTCGATGGCGCCAAGGTCAAGGTCAGCGCCCTGTGGGACGGCGACCCGGACGAGACCAGGTACTACTGGGTGCCGGCGCCTCAGTACGAGGTCCCCTTCCTCAACTCGGATCTCGTGTACGTCATGGCGAACCCGCGGACGTATTCCGTCATGGGCCTGTCTCCGCTCGAGACCCTCAAGAACACGGTCGATGCCGAGGTGAACGGGTCCCAGTACAACCATCGCCAGGTCACCAACGCCGCCCCCGACGGCATGCTGGATCTCGGCGAGGGGGCCCGCCCCGAGCAGGTCGACGCCTTCAAGAGCTACTGGCAGTACGAGGTGGCCGGCAAGGGGGCGATGGCCTTCATCGGCGGCACCAAGGGAGCCAAGTTCTTCCCCTTCCGCGGTTCCAACCGCGACATGCAGTACCGGGAGTGGCTCGACTACCTGGTGCGGAAGATCTGTGCGGTCTACCTGATCAGCCCCCAGGACCTGGGGCTGACGTTCGACATCAACCGGGCAACGTCAGAGACGCAGATGGAGATGACCGAGGACCGCGGTCTCCGTCCGCTGCTCGCGCTCGTGCAGGACTACTTCACACGGGAGATCGTCTGGGACGACGCCTACGGAGGGAACGAGAACAACCTCGCTTTCCGCTTCACGCGCCTGAACATCAAGGAGTCCATGTCCAAGGCCAACATCAACAAGTTGGCGCTCGCAGGCATGCCTTACAAGTCGGTGAATGAAGCCCGGATGGACGAGGGTCGCGCTCCGATGGGTGACCCGAACAGCGAAGACAACCCGTACAACCAGCTCATGGCCAACACGCCATTGGGTGTCGTCATCCTCGACGAGATCCCCTCGGCGCGTGAGGTGAGCATCGACAACAAGCAGCCCGCCCCGTCATCGGAACAGTCGCCAAAGACTTCATCCTAAGATCCGGGCTCCGGGCCCAGCAAAGGAGTGATCAACAATGGCCGCAACCCTCGTCCTGGCCGTCTCCTACGGCGCAGGCCCCACGGTCCAGGACAGCGTTCCTGGCATCGACCTGATCAGCGCGGACAACTACTACAACACGTTGTCCAACCGGCAGGCCAACCCGATCACGGTCGGAACCAACTCGTACGAGAAGTGGATCCGGCTCAAGGTCACCGCGACCCCCGCGAACTACGTCCAGAGCTTCAAGGTGTGGTTCAACAGCACGGTCGACACCTCGACCACGCTGTACTTCACCGGTGGCTTCGTGACGTACCAGCAGGGCACCACGGAGACCTCGACCATCGCCAACGCCGTGTCCACCGCGTGGACATCGAGCACCAAGGCTGACTGGGATCTCGCCCAGTACACCGCCGGCCAGCTCAACGCGTACACCAAGTACCTGGTCATGCAGCTCGCCGTCGGGGCGACTGCCGGCCCGGGCAACTGGACGCAGCAGACGGTCAATTATTCCTACCAGGAGGCATAGGGTCGGGTAATATGGCCTCCGAAAGGAGGCCGCATGCCTGGCAACGCCAACTCTGGGAACCATGGTCGATACGGCGAGGACGCCCCCAATTGGAGGGGTGGTCAGCACATCGACTCCAGCGGCCACATGCGCGTCTGGGACCGTCACCGGAAACGGTACGTCCCCAGGGCGCATGTGGTCTGGCTGGAAGCGCATCCGGGTGAGGAGATCCCTCGTGGGTACGTGATCCATCACCTGGACGGAGACAAGCTCAACGACGTGCCGGAGAACCTCGAGCGCATCTCGCTCGCGGCCCACGTTGCCCGCCACCGCCGAGCGCCGGGCGAGTACATCGCCTACCTGCAGGGCCTGCTTGATGCAGCAGGCATCCCATATGAACCCCAGCACCGGGGCTAGCCTCATCTTCGGAGGGAAACGTGCAAACAGTTCTGGTCACAGGCGGCAATGGCTTCATCGGCCGCTACGTCACGGAGGAGCTGGTCAGGCGTGGATACATCGTTTCCTCCCTCGACACCCGATACCGCGATGGCGGATCCGGTGTCACCACCGTCCTCGGAGACATCCGGGACGCCACCGCCGTCACCG